AAGTCCAATTTATTGACCTCGATGATGACGGCGTAATTGATGATCCTGATATTTTTGAGCAAATTGTCGGCGAAGAAGATACAACTATTCTTACAAAAGACAAACTAATATTTCAAAAGAAATATACCACAACTGACGGAGTAGAAGACTTTAAGTATTTTGCAAACACAACTGCCGAAATAATAGTAATACAAAACGAAGCAGCTATCGTTCCGTACAGCACACGTTTAGAAGGACAAATTTTTTATCTAATTGACGAAGATATATTTAGAAAGCTTAATAAAGTACTAAACAACACTATAATTAACACTGATTATAAAGCATACTTCGGACGTGCTGATTTAAAGTTCCATTACATCCATGTTGCCGATAGTGGATACAGAATTGACCCAAGTGCAAGTAATATTATTGATACATATATCTTATCTAAGACTTACGATACTCAAGTAAAACAATATATCAGCGGAACAACTTTAATACAACCTAAGCCGCCGAGTAATGATGAATTGTTTAGAAGCTATGGCACAGCAATAAACAAAATAAAAAGTTTAAGTGACGAAGTAATTTATCATCCTGCAAAGTATAAAATCTTATTTGGCGATAAAGCTCCAGGTGATCTGCAAGTTAAGTTTAAGATTGTTAAAAATCCTAGTATGGTTATTAACGATAATGAACTTAAATCAGACATAATTGAAGCTATTAATAAGTTCTTTGATATTGAAAATTGGGACTTCGGAGAGACGTTTTACTTTCAAGAGCTTAGTGCCTATATTATAAATGGGCTGTCTCCTAAACTGGTAAGTATACTAATAGTACCGCGCCAAACTACACAATCGTTTGGTAGCCTATTTGAAATAAAAAGTGAGCCAGATGAAATATTTGCAAGTGCAGCTAAGGTGAGTGATATCGAAACAATTGATCAATTAACAGCAACTAATTTACAAGCTAGTGGAACAATAATTAATACTGTTGCGACTAGTATAACGTCAGGAATATCAAGCAGTGCATCGACACCTGCAACAACCACAACTGCAACAACTGCAACAACTACAACAACTACACCATCAACAGGCGGAGGCTATAGTTACTAATGGCTAAGAATGATCAGAACGAAAGCGCACTACCTGTTCCAGGACAGAATAATAAAATTACTGCAAGTGATTTTTTACCAAAGTTCTTTAGAACACAAGCAAATAAAAAGTTCTTACAAGGAACACTTGACCAACTTATACAACCCGGCGTTGCTGAAAAAGTAAATGGTTATTACGGTAGAAAAACAGCCAAAGCATACAAAACTACAGACAATTATGTCGATGACATAAGTGCTAACCGAACTAACTATCAGTTAGAGCCTGCGACAGTTATCAAAGACAATTATGATAATGTAACTTTTTATAAAGATTATAATGATTACATAGGACAACTTAGTAACTATGGCGCCACTACAGATAATCACAGTCGTTTAAACAGTCAAGAAACTTATGCGTGGAACCCAAATATCGACTGGGATAAGTTTGTAAACTTCCGAGAGTACTACTGGATGCCAAACGGTCCTATTAGTGTTCCTGTAAGAGGACAAAGCAGAGATATTGTTAGTACGTACACTGTTACTACAGAAGACCAAGGCGATAATATTGCTTATGTATTTAATGATGGTCTCGTCCGAAACCCTAGCTTAAAAATATTCCGTGGCCAAACATATCGTTTTGTTATTGATGCTATAAACCATCCAATGGCAATTGCACTTAGTAGAACGTTTACTCCTGGAATAACAGTTGACACTAATGTTAGTACACTGTATAATGACGGTATAACTATCTATGATGAAGAGGGTAATATTACAACCAGTAGTTATATTGAAAAAGGCACAATTGAATTTACTGTTCCTTCCAATGCTCCTGATGTACTGTATTATATCAGTAAAAATTCTGTTGATACGAGTAACTTTATTAAAGTTTACGATATTGAAGAAAATACATTCCTTAATGTCGCTGAAGAAATACTAGGTAAGAAAACTTACAAAAGTGCAAATGGTGTAGAATTATCCAACGGAATGAAAATTAAATTTCAAGGTGATGTATTACCTGCTACGTATGACACCAATGATTGGTATGTAGAAGGTGTTGGTGAAAAAATTAAATTAATTAAAGATCAAGATCTAATTATTCCAGCTGCATACAGCGAAATTAACCGCATAGCATTCGATGCTGATAACTTTGATACATTGCCTTTTAGTGACGCAACAGCATATGCAACTAATAAAGATTATATTGTTGTTAACCGTGCAACTCCAGATAGAAATGCATGGAGTCGGTACAATAGATGGTACCACAAAGATGTAATTTTAAAAAGTTTTGAACTTAATAATTTAGCAGGAGATGTAGATGAAACTTCTCGTGCAAAACGTCCTATTATAGAATTTGAAGCAGGATTAAAGTTACACAATTTTGGCGCATATGCTAAAACTGACGTTGACTTAGTTGACACATTCACGACTGATGTGTTTAGTACTATTGAAGGTGAAATAGGATATAACATTGACGGTATTAATCTTGCTGATAATATGCGTATTTTGTTTACAGCAGACACTGATACATTAGTGAACGGAAAAATATACCAAGTTAAATTTGTTAAAATTGGAAATAGCAGACAAATTAGTTTAATTGAAACTACTGATACATTGCCTATTGATCTTGAAACAGTATTAATTACACAAGGCTTAATAAATGCAGGTAAGAGTTATCACTACCATAATAATAAGTGGGCTACTGCACAAGAAAAGACAACACGTAATCAAGCTCCTACTTTTGAAGTATGCGACAAAAATGGTAACAGTTTCAGCAATGAAACATATTATGGTTCGACTACATTTAAAGGCACTAAGTTATTTTCATACAGTATCGGCGAAGGTATTGTAGATACTGAATTAGGATTTGCATTAGATTATAAGTCTATTAATAATTCAGGCGACATTGTTTTTGATTTTAATTTATTATCTGATACATTTACTTACCAGACAGATACTGATTTGTATACGCAGCATATTAAAAGCGGCTATTTAAAGAAATATAGTTCGCTTACTAAATTTAAGTATGTAAATGGATTTAGTGATATTCCTACTATTAGTAAGCAGTATGTTGTAAGAGAGTATTCTGCAACTAGCACCCAGATTAATAATTTTATAATTGACGTTTACAATAAATCAAGTAGTATTATTGACTTAAAATTAGTTGTAATTGTAAACAATAAATTACAATTAATTAATACTGATTACACAATTGATAAAACTAATAGTAATGCAGTTGTTATCTTTGTAAAAGACTTAGTAGCTACTGATGTTATTAAAATTAAGACAGATAGTAAAACTATTAAAAATTCCAATGGATATTACGAGTTTCCATATAACTTAGAACGTAATCCTTTAAACGATGATGTTAATCAATTTACATTAGGCGAAGTAGTTGACCATGTTGACAGTATGTTAGAAGACATTCCTAACTACACAGGTGCATTTCTTGGATCAAGTAACCTGCGTGATTTAGGTGATTTAGATCGCTACGGTAAACGCTTTGTTAAACATAGCGGCCCAATTAATTTGCCACTGTACCATGTAACTAATAAAGATTATAATATTGTAAAGGCATTAAAATATTCTAGAAAAGAGTATTCAAGATTTAAGAAAGTATTTTTAGACACTGCTGCTACATTAGGTTATGATGGTCCTATAAAAGGACACGTTGATCTTATATTAAAAACTGTTAATAGTGATAAATTAAAGTCGCAGCCTTTTTACTTCTCTGATATGCTTCCAGCTGGAGCAGCTAATAAACTAACATACACTATATTAGATAAGAGAACAACAGAATATCCGATTACCGCCGACTTTAACTTAACAGAGTTAAGTGCAAAAAGTGTAACTGTTTATTTAAACGGCGTACAATTAACGCACATTAAAGATTACAATTTTAATATTGCAGGGTATGTTTCAATTAATGCCGGACAGATAGAAACTGATTTAATTGAAATACACGAATACGATAGTACTGATGGTAGCTTCATTGCTCCTACTCCTAGTAAACTAGGATTGTTTCCTAAGTATTATCCTGAACTAACAATAGACGATACTGTGATTGCAGCAGAGCCAGAAACTACTGGTCCGTTTAAGCTATACGGCGAAGATAGTGCAACTGGTACTAGAGGTTGGTTCTATCCTGTGTACACTACTAAGAGTGCAGCAGGCACCGGCGCATTATCTAAGTCTTATACATTTGCAGGAATGAACAAACTGTTTTATATTCCTGCAACAGGTGCAACACTTGCTGGCATTGATGATATCGAAGTTATTGAATACCCAGTCGGCGTCGCATTTATCAGAGGCCATGACGGTAGCTATATTAAAGCGTATAAAGACTTTAGAGATGAATTATTATTAGAATTAGAAAAGAGAATCTTTAATAACATTAAAGCAGAATATTCAACTGATAGATTAGACGTTAATACATTTGTTGGCGGAGAATTTAGAACGAATGAATTTACTAAAACTGAAATTGACAATGCAATGCTTGGTGATTTTACGCAGTGGCTACAGCAAAACTTAAATAATCAAACTTACACGACTAATACGTTTTATAATAGAGAAAATAATTGGACATTTAACTACCAAGATACTACTTCGCCAGACGGTAACGTAAACTCGGGATACTGGAGAGGCATGTATGTTAGGGCATTTGATACTGATCGCCCGCATAGTCATCCTTGGGAAATGCTTGGTCTAACAACTAAGCCAAGTTGGTGGAATACAGTTTATGGTCCTGCACCTTATACAGGTGATAACTTAGTACTTTGGAGAGACTTAGAAAAGGGACGCATTGCTGATCCTAAAAACACTAGGATTGATCTTAACTATGCACGTACTGGATTAACTAGTTTTATCCCAGTTAACAGCCTCGGCAAATTACTATCACCACTAGATAGCAGATATGCAAAAGACTTCCAAGTGCAAAATGCTACACAAAACTTTAAATTTGGAGATTATGCTCCTGTTGAAAACGCATGGCGGAGAAGTTCTGAATATCCTTTTTCTGTACTAACAGCTATGCTATTAAACAAGCCTGCTAAAACAATGGGATTAGGGTTTGATGTTTCAAGAGTGTCTAAGAATTTAGCAAATCAGTGGGTAAACGTAGATACAAACGCACCTATTGTAATTAAGGATTTAACATTACCAAATACAGTTGAATCACTTGCACGAACTAACACAGCAGGATTAGTAAACTATATTTACAATCTTGTAGCAAGCGATATATTATCAGTTTACGATGGATACAAAACTAACCTTGCAGGAATTACTAATCAACTCGGTATTAAAATTGCAGGTTTTACAAGTAAGGAAAAGTTTAATTTAATACTTGATAGCAGGTCGCCGACACAGTCAATAACACAGGATGGTATATTTGTCCCACAAGAAAACTACCAAGTATTTTTAAATACAAGTAGTCCTATTGAACTAGCAATATACAGTGGTATTATTGTAGAACGTGTTGAACTAGGGTATATAGTAAGAGGATACAACTCAGAAAAACCATACTTTGAATATTATCCTGCACTACATGGATCGTCTACAAGTACTGTAACAGTTGGCGGAATATCTGAAAAAGTAATTGAATGGGATAGTAGTACTGCTTACATCTCCGGCGAAATAATATTAAATAATAATGCATATTATAGAGTTGTTACTTCATTTACTAGTGATAGAACATTTGACACTGATAATATAGTTAAGCTTCCTGCACTTCCTCTTACTGGTGGAAGAACAGCATCATTTAAGAAAAACTTTGATATCAATGCACTTACAAGAATTCAGTATGGTACACGACTTGACACAGTGCAAGAAGTTATTGACTTTATATTAGGTTATAATGTAAGACAAAAAGAAATTGGATTTAATTTTGAAAATGTTATTGCTGGAACTAACGAAGTTGAAAATTGGAATTACGCAGCAAAGCAGTTTTTATTCTGGACAACACAAGGATGGTCCGATAACTCGCTAATTGCATTAAGTCCTGCTGCAAACTTATTAGAATTCCAAAAAGACTATGTTATAGTTGATAATATTAAAGACGAGTTTTATGGATATAGTCTACTTAAAGCAGACGGACTATTCTTAGATTCAGAGTTTACCAGTTTATTAAGAGACCAAAACAGCTTTGGTCTCGAAACAGTTGGTACTGATGAAGGTCTATATCATGTGTCTTTACCGTTAATACAAAAAGAACACGTTGTATTAATAGACAATATTACTGACTTTAACGACACAATTTATAATCCAAGTACAGGTTACAGACAAGAACGAATCCGTGTAAATGGTTACAGATCAGATAACTGGAATGGCGGATTAAATATTCCGGGATTTGTTTATGACGATGCAAGCTTTACAGATTGGGCACAATGGAAAGATTACAAGATTGGTGATATTGTAAAGTACAAGCAGTATTACTATGTTGCAACAGTTAACGCAAATGGCACACAAAACTTTAATTCAGCTAACTGGTATAAGTTAAGCGAAAAACCTGAGTCACAGTTAATGACTAACTTTGATTACAAAATTACACAGTTTACAGACTTTTATGATTTAGATTCAGATAGCTTTGATACTGAGCAGCAAAAAATGGCGCAGCATTTGATAGGTTATCAGAAGCGCCAATATCTTGCTAACATTATTAATGATGATGTAAGTCAGTTTAAATTCTACAGAGGTGCAATTGCAGACAAAGGCACAATGAATGTGTTTACTAAATTGTTTGATGCATTGGGTAATACTGCCGACAATTTGGAATTCTACGAAGAATGGGCAATCCAAGTTGGCCGGTACGGCGCAATTGACGATGTGCAGCAAGTTGGATTTAATTTAATACAAAAAAATATCCAAGAGTCGCCCCAAGCAATTGAGCTTGTAACCACTCTGCCTGAAACTAACTATGATAAGATTTATAGAATTAAACCAAACAACGTATACGATCAGCCTGCAGGGTATACACACGCACCGTTTCCTACTAAATCACTAACTAATGAATTTATTAGAACCTCTGGGTATGCAAATGAAAATGATGTTGACTTTATTGTTGGCTCCTTGCAAGACCTTGCAGACGTTGATACTAATCAAATTAAATTAGGCGATACTATGTGGATAACTGACACGGACAATAAGAGTTGGTCAGTTATGCAACTAACACGAGGACTTGTAAATGCAATTAGCATAGAAACTGATATTTCTAATTTTGCAGCCAACGGATTAAATTTAGTAGAAATAACACTAGATAAATGGGCAGTAAGTTTATTTACAGTTGGTGACTATGTTAGTATCAGAGGAGCGCAACAGTATACTATTAACGGGTTATACGAAATTGATAATATTAATCTTAATAAGATACAACTAAGAGTTCCACTAAACAGCGGCATCCAAGCTGTTACTATTGAAGATAATATAAGTTTTGCAATGTCATTACTAAGAACTATAAGAGTAAGTGATACAGCAGGCATTAATGCAGCAACAAATCAGGATATATACGACAAACAGCGATTGTGGATTGACAATTATAAAGGCGATTGGGGTGTATTAGAAAATAATTCTGTATATTTAAATTCGCAAACAATTACAAATCCGTCAGATTACGACAGCACGGATCAAGGGTTTAGTGACAGTGTTGCCGTAACCGAAAGTAATACTAATGTTTTTGTATCAGCACCAAATGACTTAAACGGAAAAGTTTCAGTATACCGTAGAACACAAGAACAGTCTAATTTAATACTAGATCAAGAAATTATACTAGTCAATGATGACCTTTTTGTTAGTACAAATTCTGCCTTTGGCAAAAGTGTAGCAGTATCGCCAGACGGTGAATATCTTATTGTAGGTATTCCGAAAGCTAGTAATGTTAAAACTAATCTATCTTATAAAACAGATGCAAGTACAGGAGCATCTACGTTTGACTTTCAACCAGATGCATCGTATGTTAAGAATAATATTGTACGGTATCGAGAAAGTTTATGGTCAGCAAATAGAGAAGTGTTACCGCAGATTGCAAATCAGCCATTTAGTACATTTGACACATATGTTAATTTAGCATCCGCAGCAGATGCTGATAGTACAACATTAAATCTTTTAGTTGCAGGTGATCCGGGATTAGCAACTAACACAACAAGTCACATGTTAGTGCGGGCACCAAAAGATATGTATATTGGAACAACAGCCGGTGACACAATTAACTTATTTTGGAACCAGCGTAGTTTTACATTCCCAACATTAGATAACTATATTCCGTTTGAAGGGCTTATTCCAGAAATTACTGGAGCATTTTTAAGTCAAGATCATACTATTGTTGAAAAAATTGATCATGTAATGTTTGTTGAAACTTTTGTATCATTACCGGTTGTAGGATCTATAGTAACAACTGATACAGGTAGTGCAGAAGTAGCATATGTAGGCAAGCGCCTAGACAGTGCAGTTGTTTATGTTAAAAACACAAATGGTGTTTTTAATGTTACTGGCGAAATGTTTATTAATGAATTAGACTTTGTAGGATTTTATTCAGAAGCAGACACATATGCTACAAGTGCAGTACTAGGCGGCTTCTGGATGATTAATACAGGATTTACTTATTCAAACAATAGTGTGTATTATGAACAAGGCCGAGGCTTAGTGTATGCTGATGTTAAACTACAAGGCTCAGTAAGAGCTATTAATAACTATTATAATATTCAAAACACAGTCGGCACAATTGGTACATATGTTACTAACAAAAATAATGTAAGCTATATTGAACAATTGTCATATCGAGGTGATCCGTCAGGCGCTGATGCACAAGACGGTGTTGAGAGAGATTTACTGAGTAATAAATGGGTAGCTAGAGTAGGCAAGACATTTAGTGATTATTTAACAATTGGTGAAACACAAGAGTTCCGTTTATACAATCTTGACAACAGAATTATTGATGTTGCAAGTGCAGGATTTACATATGATATTCTAAACAAAGCACAAACTGTTGCTGATATATGGGACGGATACATTGACTTTACGTTAACAGAATTTGACTTCCAAGGCTTTGGATACGAGCCTCAAGTAGGCGACACAATTTCGGATGTACAAACACCCCGTGATGGCACAGGTGGCCTTGCATTAACAACAATTACTACAAGTACTGCTGAAGTTATGTTTATAAAACGTAATTTTAATAGTATTAGAGTTTATGTAAAAGTCTTAACTGGCGAGTGGACAGAACAATCGAACATTGGACGCTATCAAGTTTACAGAGAAGCAAATGTTGGATTACGCGGTGCCACTGATATTGGCCGCACAATTGGCACAATAACTGACATTAATAATAGTATAGTAGTAGGTAATACATTAGTTGGCAAATTAGTAGTGTTCGAACATAACAATAACTTTAATATTGTTACTACACCGACTATTGTTGATGAAGAATATTGGTTCTTTGATGAAACTACAGAAGAAGGTGTCCAGCGTTTACCAAATCCTCCATATACCTTAAACAAAGATTACACACAAGTATATAATATTCTTGCAGAGAAAACAGGTACAAGTCCTGTACTAGCAAATGAAGGTGCAGTTGCTATATATAGAAGACTGCGAGATGGTACTTATAGATTACAGCATACATTAGTGTCAGAATATAGAGTATCAAACAGACACTTTGGTGACAATGTTGCAATAGTACAAACTGGAAATTATTATACTTTATTAGTTGCTAGTAATAGTGTTGCAAGTGCAAATGAAACAGATAGTACAGGTAGGCGTGTACACCCTGGCGCAATTGAAATATTCCGTCATGGTACACTAGCAACTGATAGTTTTAAAGGCGAATACAAACTAAGTGCATATGTGATTGATGATGTTGTAATATATAAAGACGATTATTATATTTGCCTTAAAGCAACAACAGCAATACAAAATGTTATACTTGATCCAATTTACTGGAATAAAATTAGTTGGAAGCACGGCAAGGATTCAAACTATCGCGGAACATTTGATAATACTTACACTTATAAAACGGGTAATATTGTTGTAGTAAGTAATACATTATGGAAAGCAGCAACTAATGTAGCAACAGGTGCAGCAACACCAAGTTCGTCAAATAACTCTTGGACAAGTATTAGTACTAATGTTGATTATTTAGGCTACTTGCCAAATCTAACTGCAAATGCATTTTATAATGAAACTGTATTTGATCCTATCGAAAACATACTAGAATTTAGTAAGAGCTTTGATATTAGTAATGATGCACAAGTGTTAGTAGTAACAAGTAATCAACAAGAAGTAGAAAATGATAGCACAGTAAGAACAAAGCTTGTGATTTATCGTGCAGTAGGAGATAAATTCCAAGTAGATCAAGTAATAACTGCTCCTAATGATATTACCGGCTGGGCTGACAAAGTTGCACTAAATCCTAAAGGCACACAGCTTGCAATTAGTTCAATGTTAAACGATACAAGTAAAGCTAACCAAGGTGTTGTAGATGTTTACACACAAACTAATGGCACATTTACTTTAACACAAACACTAACACCTCCACAAAATGAAGAAAGTGAAGGCTTCGGCTTTGGACTAGACTTTGGCATAGATAACTTAGTAGTATCGAGTTTAAATGGCGACCAAGTAATACCAACTACATTTGATGTTACGGTATATTCTGTAACTGAAGATACTGCAACAACGTTTGACAACGAGTTTACAAATTTTGCAAACGTAAAACTTGACAAAGGTGTTGTTTATGTATACGAAACAGTTAACAACAGTTTAATATATTCAGAGCAATTTGTTTATCCGTTAACACAAACTACCTTCGGCGAAAACATTTATGCCAACGGCAATCACGTTTATATTGGTATGCCAGATCAACTTATAGATTCAACAGGCGGCACCGACGCGAATGACACAGCTGGAAACAAAGGGCAATTGCTTGACTTTAGAAAAAATAAAAATACATTTGCATGGAACATAATTAGCGAAGGCATTACTCCAGTAGACGTAGATAACATTCAAGGAATGTTTTTATACAACAAGCGTGAGAATACTATTGTAAGTTATATTGATTATATTGATCCAGTACAAGGTAAAATAGCTGGCCCAGCAGATCAAGAAATTACATTTAAAACTCCGTTTGATCCTGCTGTATACAATACAGGTAATCTTTTAGATAACTCAGTTGACCCTAACAGGGCATGGTGCGAGACACACGTTGGACAAGTATGGTGGAATATTAGTACTGCTAAATTTACTCATGCATATCAAGGTTCAACTACATTCCAAAAAAATAACTGGAATAAATTAACTCCTAATGCGAGAATTGATATATTTGAATGGGTAGCAAGTAACTTTATTCCTAGTGTTTGGGATAGTATAGCAGATACTCCTTCCGGCATTGAAGCGAAAATTAGTGGCACGAGTTTATTTGGCGATACTAAATATTCTACTAAAATAATATATAACGAAGTTAGTAAAACATTTAGTAATGTATATTACTTTTGGGTAGTTAACAAAGTTACAGTTCCTGTTATGGAACACAGAAAATTAAGCATCAGTGATATTACATCACTTATTGAGAATCCAAGACTACAAGGATATCCTTTTGTAAGTTTGCTTTCTGATAGCAAGTTTGTAATCAATAATTTTGATACGTTCCTCGATAATGACGATTTAGTATTGAACATTAAGTATTCAACAGGACCCAAGAAGACACAAAATACACACAGTCAATACAAACTAATATCAGATGGGTTAAACACAAGTAAGCCTGATGCAGATATTGAACGCAAGTGGTTTGACAGCTTAATTGGCTTTGATAGTAATGACAGAATTGTTCCAGATCCAACTATATCTGTTAAAAATCGTTATGGTGTACAAAACCGCCCAAGACAAAGTATGTTTGTTAATCGATTTGAAGCACTAAAGCAGACTATTGAAAGAATAAATCTAAAGTTAGCTGAAAGTCTAGCAGTTGACCAATTTGATATTACTAAGTTAGCACAAAAAGATATTGCTCCGACTGTAATATCTAGAGAATATGACCTAGTAACAGACACGTTATCTGAACTTACTTTTGTAAGCACAAATAAGATTACTCCGGCTACACTAACACCTGTAATTACTAACGGCAGAATATCTAGAATTAATATTACTAATTCTGGCAGAGGATACAAAGTAGTTCCTACTTTTAAAATTAGCAGCAGCTCCGGACAAGACGCTAATTTTAATGTTACTATTAATAACTTAGGACAGGTTATTTCTGCTACTATTACTAATCAAGGTAGCGGATACGATGCAACTACAAGTATTACTGTTAGACCATTTACAGTACTAGTTAGTGCTGACGAAAGTGTGCAAGATAAATGGGCATTATATTCGTGGAACGGAACTGTTTGGTTTAGAAGAAAACTACAAAGTTATAATACAGAATTGTATTGGAATTATGTTGACTGGTACGCACGTGGATATAATCAGTTTACACATATTAATGACACAATTATTGGTTCTTACCAGTTGCCTTCATTAGAAAATAACCTTGGCGACATTGTAAAAATTGAAAATGTAGGATCAGGAGGTTGGCTACTATTAAGAAAAGTAGATGACCAAGATACCGAAGACTACACAATTAATTATGATACTATTGGCCGAAAGAATGGAACTTTACAATTTAAGGATACGTTGTACGATTACAGTAAGAATACTGTAGGATTTGACAACCGTAGCTTTGATAGTAATTTTTATGATAATAACCCAAGCGTAGAATTAAGAATTATACTCGGAGCTATTAGGGATAATATTTTTGTAGGCGAGTTAGAAGTTGAATATAATAATTTGTTTATGGCTGCGTTACGTTATGTAATGTCAGAACAGCAATCAGTTGATTGGATGTTTAAAACAAGTTTTGTCAAAGCAAAGCACAACAGAGAAACATTAAACCAAAAAGACATTACATTTAACAATGATAATCTTGCAAGCTATCAAAACTTTGTTGAAGAATTTAAACCTTATTCAACAAAGATAAGAGAATTTGTTAGCGAATACAATGCAATAGATCCTACGAACAGTAGTGTTAGTGATTTTGATTTACCACCAGTATACAATAGCATTACTAAAACAATTGATCCGAGTAGAGCAATTATTTTAGACGGCACAATTAAAAGAGCAAACTTAGACACTACTAGTTACCCTAGAAAAAACTGGAATGATAATCACGGTTATCAAATAACTGGAATTAAACTAGGCAATGGCGGCAGTGGATTTACTTATGAACCTGTTGTTACTTTAGTTGGCGGCAACGGAACAGGCGCAACAGCAAAGGCATATTTAGGTTATGGAAAAATTACTAGTATTAAAGTAACAAATCCAGGATCTGGATACACAAGCGCACCGACAGTTGTTATATCGGGATCACAAACAGACATAGGAACTGTTGCTAACGCAACTGCTATTTTAGGTAACGGATTAGTAAGAAGTCCAAGTATCAAAATTAAGTTTGACAGAACTAGCGGAAAAGTTACATTTAGTACACTTGCAAAAATTGAAACCTTTACTGGAACAGGATTTGAAAATAGATTCTTCTTAGAATGGCCAATGAATCTAGATACTAAGAAAGTTAATGTATATGTGGATAATATTTTACAATTGCGTAGCAAGTATACATTTACAAATATTGAAAATACTGACAAAACTTATATTAGGAATCAAGGCAAGGTGTTATTTACAACTCCTCCGAAAGTAAATACAGTTGTGCGTGTTGAATACAACATTCCTTTAAGCATGTTAAGTGCAGAAGATAGAATAACACATGCATACAATCCAGTGGCAGGCATGTATGGCACTGATTTTGCACAATTAATGACAGGCACAGATTATGGCGGAGTTGAAGTACGCAGTTTTGACTTTGATGGCCCTGCTGGTTTTGACACAGCCGGCTGGTATACTGATAATTGGGATGAATTTGATAATACTTTTGAAGATGAAGTATTTACAGCAGACGGATCTACAATTGCAGTACAATTAAGTGCTCCATTAGCAGATGGAGTTGTTTATAATCTTTATAAAAACGGCGTAAGAATTGACGATCCTAACTTTGATTTAGGAACTGCAACTAATGTAAATGCTATTACAAACAGTATTACAGGCGATGGCATAACTGACATAGTATATGTACAAGACTTAGAAATAACTCTATTAGACAACGATATATTCGTTGTAAGAAAAACCTCAAGTGATGGTAGTGTTATTCCTGATACTAACAGTTATGATACTGCACTAAGTGGCGGCAACTTATCTTACACATCAGCACGTGGTATTGCAGCAGAAGAAATTATTGTAGACGGCGACGGTTTTGTTACACCTACTACTTCAGGAGGCCCTGAGGAAATTGTACCTGGACAGATTCTAGACACATTAGATATCAAGGTATTTACAAGAGACAGTAAAGGCCAGGGTATTATTAACAGTCAAAGTTATATAATGCAAGCTAACAGCAATCTAACTTACAGATTAGGAGTTACTCCAAATAGTAAAGATGCTGTAATTGTAAAAGTTGCTAATAATATATTACCACAAACTGATTATACAATTAATTGGGCTGCAGGCGAAGTAACACTTAATACAGTAACAGTAGGAGCAGAACTTAGTATTGTAACAGTTGCGCAAGGTACACAGAATATACTAGACTTTGGACAGCTAATTGGTGATGGTTCCGCTACTGATTTTGAAACTACAGTTGATTGGGAAACTAACGTAACTGTTTACGCAAGCATTAACGGAGTACAACAAACAGTTATAGCGTTTAAATCAGAAACTGGTCCTAAGACAACTATCAGATTTGATGAAGTTGTTGCAGTAGGTGATGTAATTAATTATACTGTGTTCTCAGCAAATACACAAATTAACTATAGTCAAATTACTAAAGATACGTTTACTGGCGATGCAGCAACAACGGTATTTACACTAGCAAATGCACCACTGTATGCTATACCAACAGAACATAATGTAATTGTTAAAGTAAATAATACTATTTTAAGTGCAGGATACAATATACAGTATACGATTCCTGCAAACAGTCAAAGAGAATTTCCACTAGAAATATTCCAGATGCCAGCAGGTAGTTTAGATGTTTCTGATGTTAAGATATTCTTAAATGGCATTGCAATTACGACTCCGCTACAATGGCGTTTTGAAATTGCAAACAGCGCCATTACACTAGCAGACGAAGTCGGAGCACCTGGCGACTTACTAGAAATGTATGTGATAACAGACGGTGCATATAGGTTAAATGGAACTGCAATAACATTAGATGCAGCACCAGCAGCTGGAGCAGTAATTGAAGTAATTCAATTTACTAACCACAACTTGCTAGGCCTTGAGCGTATGACTTATGATGTAGTTAACAGAGCTACGCTACTTGAAACAGATGTTGATTATGTTACGTACAATAGATTAACAGTTGGTGAAATTACGTTACGTAAGCCTGCAATTGATGCAGAATATGTTTGGGTAAGTGTAAACGGCGAACTGTTAACACCTAGTGTAGACTATGCTATAACTAGTGACAGGCTAAAAGTTCAATTAGTAAGAACACCAGCAGCTGATGATATTATAGACGTTATTCACTTTACTTCTGCAGCAAGTACAGCTAAATTTGCATATAGACAGTTTAAAGATATGTTGAATAGGACACATTTTAAGCGTCTTGATAAAGCAGCTACTAAACTAGCACAACCATTAAATTATTACGATTTAAGAGTTGAGTTAACCGATGCAAGCCAGTTGTCAGATCCAAACAAGGGACAAAATTTACCTGGTGTAATCTTTATTGATGGCGAGCGCATTGAGTACTTTGTAAAAGAAAGTAATACACTGCGCCAACTACGTAGAGGGACATTAGGTACTGGAGTTAAGAATACTTACACATTAGATACTAAGGTATACGATCAGAACATAAGTAAAACTATACCTTATAAAGATCAAACCTTGGCCCATAACGCTACAGCAGACGGCGCTACAAGCGAGTTTACAGTTAGTTACCCTGTTGCATCAATTAATGAGATTGAAGTGTTTGTGGCAGGCACACGTATGCGTAAGACTACGTTAGATGTGTTTAATCCTGTAACTGCACTAGATAGTCCAGAAGGGGATACTACAATTGTAGCAGACTTTACGTTTGATACAGAAACTAACGTAATTACATTACTTGCAACTCCTGCAAAAGATACAAGAGTAACAATTGTGAAAAAAGTGGGCCAAAGTTGGACAACTTTCGGAGAATCATTGGGTGATACAGAAAATAGTATTGCAAGATTCTTACGTGCAGGAACATCTGAGCTACCTGAATAAATACAGTATAGGAAAAAATTAAATGAGCGATAACATGCAGGACACAAACGGAGTACTAGTTCAGGGACATATTAAGATATTTGACCCTGAATCACAAAAGGTATACATTGACAAGCGCAATGCAATCCATTATGAGAATATGAGTATTGCACTAGCAGATAGTTTAGCAAACGCTGGAGCAGGATTTATATATGAAATGAGCTTTGGAAACGGCGGAACAAGCGTCGATCCAACTGGTATTATTACATATTTAACACCTAATAGCACAGGAACTAATGCAAGTCTATACAATCAAACCTATACTAAGGTTGTTGACGACAGAAGTGTAAACAACACTGATCCTGCAAGAAACAAACTAGAAACTAGACATGTTAGTGGAACAAACTATACTGATATTGTAGTAAGTTGTTTATTAGATTACGGTGAACCAAATGGACAAGATGCATTTGATACTGCAAGTGCAACAGACAGTGCGTATGTATTTGATGAATTAGGATTACGTAGCTATAGTGCAGCCGGAACAGGCAGACTGATTACACATGTTATTTTCCACCCAGTTCAAAAGTCACTTAACAGATTAATCCAAATTGATTACACAGTGCGTGTACAAAGTTTGGCAGGGTAAGGAATAAACTATGCCATATACAATAAGCTACACTGACACTGTTAATAAAGGAACAATAATTGTTGCTGATAACACTCTTAATAGTGAAACTACTTTAAACTTTCCTGGTCGTGGCACAACAGCATACGGTCAAGCAGTAAATGAAAACTTTTTACACTTATTAGAAAACTTTGCAAATACTACAGCACCGTTACGTCCAGTAGAAGGACAACTTTGGTATGACTCTACTCAAGGAGTAGATCAACTTAAAGTGTATGACGGAACTAACTGGGTAGCAAGCGGCGGACTTAAAAAAGCAAGTGCTGCTCCGGCAGTAGCAAACTCAAGCGCAGGCGACTTGTGGGTTAACACAGAAAGTCAGCAGCTATATTTGTTTACAGGCAGCTCGTGGGTACTTGTTGGACCAGACTTTAGTGATGGTCTACTAACAGGAGCCCAGGCCCAGGCAATTATAGGTACTGACGATATAACTTACAATGTATTATCAATTAAGGTCGAAGATCAGCCAGTAATTATTATTAGTAGCCAGAGCTTTGTTCCTAAAACTTCAATAAAAGGATTTAGAACAGGTATTAACCCTGGTATGAATATTGCTAACGAAGCAATTATTGGTGTACAAGCACTAAAATATTACGGAACTGCCGAAAAAGCAGAAGCATTAGTAGTCGGAAACACATCGATACCAGCAAGTAATTTTTTAAGAGGCAACGCAGCAAGTAGTACAGATTATCAATTAAGTGTTAAAAGCAATGACGGTATTAAAATTGGTACCGGCGGGCAATTAAGTTTAGGTATTGACGGTGAAACTGGAGTTATACAGCATAACACTAGTGGCTCAAGTATTGATATTAGAATGCGTAACGGAAACTTAACTCCGACTATTATGAGTATTAATAGTAGCGGCAATGTAGGATTCAATAATCCTGCTCCGGAGCAAACTGTTGATGTAAAAGGAAATGTTAAAATATCTCCAAAAACTGGAGAACCAGAATCGGGTACATTCCAACTTACGAGTACTGAAAATTCGTCTTCAATTGGAACAGGCAGCATCACAACAGCAGGCGGCTTAGGTGTTGCACGTAACGTTTATATCGGAGGTGACGCAGATATCGGCGGCATACTACAAACTGGTAATGTTGCTCCTGATAGTAATAGTACACGAAATATCGGTACCTCAATTAACAAATACGATCAAATACATGCTACAACATTCTTTGGTAATATCCAGGGTAACGTAAGTGGCACAGTTAGTGGCAGAGCAGGTAGTGCAGATAGGCTTGCTAGTGCTACAACATTTGCTCTAAGCGGCGATGTTACACCAAGCAGTTTTGAATTCGACGGACAAACTGGCGGAAGTACAAAAACTTTTGCAGTAAGTATTGCTGATAGTTTTATTAGTAATAAAGAAGTTACTTATGATGCAGCCAACGCTGACGAATTACTACTAAATGTAACTACTGGCACTACTGGCGTTCGTAAAATTACAAAGCGTAACTTCTTAAAGACAATTCCACTTGTGCCAGCAGGCGCAATGATGCCATTTGGTGGCGCAGAAGCACCTACAGGGTGGCTACTATGTGATGGACAAGAAATTAATAAGTCTGATTACAATGAATTATGGATTACTATTCAACATAACTTTAAAGATGCTAGTTTAGTTAGCGATAATGGTGTTGCTAAATTTACATTGCCAGACTTTAGAGGCAGATTCGCATTAGGTCTTGATAATATGGGCGGACCAGGAGCGAACAGAGTAACTGATATTGCTGCTGATGCCATTGGCGGCAACGCAGGAGTAGAATCGATAGTAGTTGCAACTGACAATTTGCCAGAACATGAGCACGATTTAGAAGGCGCAAGTGGCACACAGTTTTATGGTGTTAGAGTTGGTGCTGGTGTACCAGTCGATGACAATGCTATTGAACTTCCGATTGAACCAGGGTTAGGTGGAACACAAGGCATTGCAAGTAGTGGTGGCATAAAAACAGATGCAACATTAGGCACACCATTAAATGTTATGAATCCTTTCTTAGCAGTCAATTACATTATCTATACTGGAGCATAACATGAGTTATCAACTAAACAAAACAGACGGCACATTGCTACTAGACTTAATTGACGGGCAAATTGATACAGCTAGTACAAACCTTACATTAGTTGGTAGAAACTATACTGGATACGGCGAGTATTTTAATGAAAACTTTATTAAATTACTAGAAAATTTTAGTAGTACTTCTGCACCCAGTAATCCTTTAACTGGACAACTATGGTGGAATAGTACAGATCAAAGATTGCAAGTGTATAACGGTTCAGTTTGGAAATCAAGCGGCGGCCCTATTGTACAAAACACTCGTCCTCAAATGGTTGCAGGCGATTTATGGATAGATAACCTAAATAACCAAGTTTATGCATTTGATGGCACAGATTTAATGCTAATGGGTCCGCAATATACAGAAACACAAGGAAAGAGTGGATTTGAAATTAGTAGTATACTTGATTCTCAGAGTAGATCACGTACAGTTGCAAATTTATATGTAGGCGGAACTCTTTCAGCAGTAATTAGTAGCATTGAATTTACCCCAATTTATGCGCAGCGTGTAATAGGATTAGTTACAGCATCGAATCCAAATGGTATTATCAAAATTGGTATGAATATTATTGATACTGCTAACTTTAAATACAGAGGTATTGCAGATTCTGCAAACGCACTTGTTACTGCAGGCGGCATAGTTCGAGCTGCTGACAGTTTCCTTCCATCAACTGCCGACGGTATCACAACAGGTACACTAACAATACAAAACTCAGGTGGCCTAACAATTGGCTTATCACAAAATAACGTACAAAAAGTTGTTGGTCCTAGATTTTATATTGAGAATCAACTTACAGATCACGATTTAAGCTTACGAGTTAAGTCAAGTAGCTTCGGAGCTATTTCAGTCGATGCAATTTACGTAGATGCAAGCGCAGGCCGAGTTGGTATATTTACAACTAACAGATTGCCAGCATATACATTAGACGTAGAAGGTGATTTAAGAGTCACAGGAGACTTAGTAGTTGAAGGTAATAAAGTTGCATTAGACATTACTACACTTAGAGTTGAAGATAAAATTATTGAAATTGGTGTAATGAACGACAGTACCGAACTTACTGATGCACAAGCAGACGAGTCCGGCATACAAATTAATAGCCAAGGCGGCAGTAAAGATATACTTTGGAAAGTTGCTACAAATGCGTTTACTTCAAATGTAAACTTTGATTTATTAGGCACTAATCAAACTTATAAAATTGGCGGCGCCGACAAACTTACAAACACCTCGCTAGTTAATATTACAAAAGCATTAGACTTGGATCAAATTGGTACACTTACTGTGCTACAAGTTGATGAAATTAATATTAACAGTAAAGTAATTAGTTCTACTAATGATATGGCAATTACTTCAACTAATGGTATTGCTATAACTGGCGGAGCAGATATTAATATCACTGACAGTCAGAAGATTACTGGTGTAGGAAAAGCAATAAGTGCTAGAGAAGCAGCAAGATTAGCTGTGACAGAATCAACCGCAGGAACAGTTGCAACTAAAGAATACGTAGACCAAGAACTTGCCACAGACCCAGTAGTGTTTAGTATGGATATTACTGGCATGGGAGTAGGTCCTACGCTACAAAATGCTTTAGGGGTATTTTTAAATGACTTATCTCCTGCTACAACTTTAACTACTAATAAATTTGCACGTATACACACAACATCATATGCTGGAGCAACAGTGCAAGGTGTGGATGTTGAAAGTGCAAAGAATGTAAGCTATATTGCTGTTGATTCGAACGGAACACAAAATGAATCAGTAGTACAGGACATTGTTTTTGATGCAGGCGGAGCAAGCGGAACAGTTATCCTATCGCCTAGTAGAGCAATGATGACATACAAGTCCAACGGAACTACATGGGCTTATCAGTCAACAACCACGTACTAAGAAAAACGATAAATAATACTAATAGCACTAGGGGTTACACAAATAATGGCATATGCAATAGATAGATATAACAACACACTGTTAACTACAGTGGAAGATGGAACAGTTGATCAAACAACTGATCTTAAATTCATCGGTAAAAACTACGCAGGTTACGGCGAAATACAAAATGAAAACTTTTTGTTTTTACTGGAAAACTTTAGCGGAGCAAATCAACCAAGCAGACCAATTAGCGGTCAGGTCTGGTTTGATAGCGGAGTAAGTAAATTAAAGTTTTATGATGGAGCAAAGTGGCGCACAACAGGCGGAGCAGAAATTGGCATAACACAGCCAACTGGTTTAGCTATTGGCGACTTTTGGTGGGATAGCGGCAACGATCAACTATACGTTTATAACGGCACAGTCTTTGTACTTATAGGACCACAGAACGCAGGCGAAGGTGTAACCCAAATGCAAAGCCTTGAAGTTCTTGATACTACAAGTGCTACAAGAGGAATAATTGCTTCTGTTATCGAAGATGAAACATTATTTGTTGTAAGTCCAATACAATTTGATCTAAATGCAAGCCAAACAGCTTTAATTGCTCAAGGCTATGATAGAATTAATAAAGGTATTACACTAAGAAATACCAAACTAGCAACGGCAGGCGTTACTAGTACAGCTGATAGATTTCATGGTACAGCAACTAACGCTGAAAAGCTCGGCGGCATAGCAGCAGCAAACTTTATTCAAACAGGTGCAGGTAATACTGTATTTACAAGCGCATTAGAAGTACCAGATGCAGGTATTTTAATTGGCGACTCGAATGATTTGCAAGTTAAAATTGACACAGATGGATATACTGGTGTAATTCAAAACACTACTACTAACGGAGATATTAAGCTCAAAGTTACTAGTGCAGCAGGCGCGTTAACACACGTTAGTACAGTTGTACCAACAGGCATAGTCCCAGCAGTAGATAACACATTTTCATTAGGCTCCGCTGCACTAAGTTTTTCAAATGTACACGCAGTAGCGTTTACAGGTGAAGCATCAAAAGCAGCTACGATGAGAGTAGGCACTGATTTCCGTAGTGCAAGCGCAAGTGCAACTAATAATACAGTAGCAGTAAGAGATGCAACAGGCAATATTGCAGCAACACTATTCCAAGGAGTTGCAACACAAGCACGTTATGCTGACTTAGCAGAAAAATATACAACATCAGAAGAATTAATTCCAGGTACAGCAGTAGCAGTATGCGATCATCCAGATCACGAAGTAGAGCCAGCAATTACAAGCAGTCATTGTATTGGTGTTGTTTCAACTGATCCAGCATATATGATGAATAGCGAAGCAGATGGTCAGTACATTGGACT